TTAATCGTGCCAACGTGCAAGACCCGTTTCGAGCAAGTTACTTTGAATTGTCAGGTCGTAACCCGTCAACATTGCCAACGCTGGCAGTCGGCGATTCAATCATGGTCAAAGCCACTTATGCTGGAACCGATTATTATCAGTCATCTAACAAAGTTGCTGACCTACAAATTGACTACGGTTTCACTAGCAACCTTGACCGCTGGTCGTTAACCCTTGAAAACAGTTTGGCTAACGCTGGCAGAACTGTCACAACTGTTTCGTGGCCTGCTGGGTATACGACGTGGCAGGCCGCCGACGCTTTGTGTACTGCCGCCAGTATTACTCTTAATTCAACTGGTTTAGCGACTAGGGCTTCTAGTTTCGTGTCTGCACAAACTTTAACTAACGCAAATGTGTTGCAAACTTTGCAGACACTTATTCAAACTGAACAGGGCATAATTTACGGTCAAGAGTCCACGAACATTCAATGGTTGGGTCGAGCCGAACTTGACGAAGCGATACCCATAGCCGAATTTAATGATGGCACTTTGGCAGCTACGCCATTTGTAACGCAACTCAAATTTGACAATATTCAATTTGCTGGTATTGCCGACAACTTTGCCACAAAAGTTGTCGTTGAGCCTGACGGTTTGGCTTCCCAGAGCAGCGGTACCGGTACACGCATTTTTACTTTAACCAGTTTTGACCAGACAACAAGTCAAGGCGCCGATCTGGCTGGTTTTGTGAAGTCAACGCTAGACCAATCTGATGATGTTCCTTACACGGTTGGCGCTACTTTAAGTGAGCAAGACAATTTTACGTTGTTAGCTCTTGTACTGGGCAGCGACATTGGCGGGTTTGTCAATGTGGTTTTGCGTGGTGTGCGTTATCAGGCTGTGGTTAACGGTGCGACTGTTTCGGCTGACCCGTCTGACACCAGAGTGTTGTTAAATTTGACTTCGGCTTCGGTGTACAACTTTTTCCGTCTTAATAGTGCTGTCTATGGCATTCTTGATACAAGTAAACTAGGTTTCTAAGGAGAAACATGGCTATTAACCCAAACACGGACTTTACTTCGGGTGCAGTCCTGACAGCGGCGCAACAGAATCGCTTCCCTCGTGGCGTCATGGCATACAACACCGCCACAGCAACAGACGCATCTATTACGGCGGAAGAAGTGCAGATCACAGGCTCATCATTTACCGCTGTCGCCAACCGTTACTATAAAATCACGTACTTTGAGCCGAACCCGACCGGCGGAACTGGCTACTTCGGCTTTCGCATCAGGCAAACAAACCTTGCTGGCACAGTGCTTAACCTTGCGTATCAAACCGCAGGAGTAGGAATTGAACGTCAGTCGCACATGATCTGGGTCGGAACATTCTCAGCAGGCACAGTCAATGTCGTGGCGACTGCTACACAAACTGCTGGCACAGGAACACTTGCTCGAAGTGCAACAGTTGTCGCGTATCTTCTAGTGGAGGACATAGGACCAGCATGATCATTTACATAGGTGGCGACACCGCCGAAGAACAAACCACAAACTGCCGATGGGCAATTAAAACATATTTGAACGAGTCCGACTGGACACAGATCCCGAACAACCCGTTAACCCCTGACTATTCGGCAGAATGGGCGACTTACCGCCAGTCATTGCGTGACTTTATGGCGACATGGACACCGAGCAACGAAGCCGACCTACCAGATCCGCCGATGCCATGAAAACGCTTGGGATTGTTGCGCTTTTGGCTGTGGCCCTAATGTTTGTTGTTACCAGCTGCACCGATAAAACCCGTGACAACTGCGAAACCAAACCCACAGCCACAAGGTGCAACCAATGAAAAAGTACACAAACTCAGAAATTAAAGCCCGACTAATTCTTATCGTGGGTATTGCTTTAGCCGTAGCGTTTCTAGGTTCAACTGCAGCTTTGTTGTACGGCCTGCTGTTTGTGATTCAACCTTTGGAAGTCAGCCCTAATGACGAATCAGCTTGGGCGTTACTATCACCAATGATGTTGTTTCTTACCGGTGCCTTATCTGGAATCTTGGCAAGTAACGGCCTAAAGGACAAGGGAGAAAAAGACGATGGCAATTAGACCGTACACCGGCAACAAAGACGCCGTACACGCCGCCAAACGTGAAGGCACCAAAGTGTTTGTCGACTACTGTTGCTACCTTTTCGGCGTCACCAACATTGGCATTTTTAATGACCGAAACATGGTTGGGACAACCCCACCAAAAAAATCAGTACATGCCACCTGGCGAGCTGTAGACCTAAAAGGCACACCTGAACAACGGTTAAAACTGATCGACTTCCTATTTACCCACCGTGACATTCTGGGCATAGAAGAAATCCACGACTATGCAGGCACCTACAAAAACAACCCTAAAGGTTGGGGCGCTGGGTACCGTTGTGACCGTGACGCCTGGCGTGTGTACGACAAAAACACGATTGGGTCAAAAGGCGCCCAATGGGTGCATGTCGAAGTCTCACCGCTACTGGCGGACCACCCTGATGTCGTTCACCATGCGTTCAAAACTATTATGGGTGCTTGACATAGACCTACCGAATCGGTAGACATACCCCGACCTGACCCCGACTGAAGGACAAACCAAAATGAATGTGAAACGCTTTTTAGGGCTAGCCCTATTTACCTACCTAACGTGTGCGGCGTTTGCGGTAGTGAACCAAAAAGACACGCCACTACAAACTTATGTGAAGCCACCGGCAACAATTAGCCTGGGCGACTTGTCACCCCAACAGCTGCAGGACCGTGCCGTAGAGCTGACAACCACCACTAGCACCACCACGTCGACACAGCCCACCACACGTGTGGCTTATGTGGATCCAGCAACCAAATGCCAGGAATGGTTGCCTGTTGCTGTTTCTGTTGGCTGGCCGAATAACACCGAAACTTTAGAGAAACTAGGGCGCCTAATCTGGAAAGAGTCAAGGTGCCTAAATGTCAATCATTTGCACCCCAGTTTTAACGGTTCCGATCACGGATTGGTACAGGCAAATATTGTGCATAAACGCTGGGCCGAAGAACTGTTCAATATGCCGTTTGAAGAATCTATGTCAGACCCAACACTCAACCTGCGTTTTGGTTTTCTCCTCTATGACGCCACAGCAGAAACAGGTGCCTGCGGTTGGAAGCCTTGGAGAATGTGCTAGCAAATGTTCAATGTTGACCGACCCGACTGGCAACAATTAGCGGCGTGTCGAGGCATTGACACAAACCTGTTTTTTCCTAGCAACGCCCAAGAGTCAGCCCAAGCCAAAGCCATAATCAAACCTTTATGCGAATCCTGTTTAGTGTTTCAAGAATGCTACGCCTACGCCGTGTCATTCCCTGAAAAGGCTTTACAAGGCATTTGGGCCAACACTACAGACAACGACCGGCGGCGTATCCGCTACAGTGCGACACCAGTTGGCTATCGTACAAAACAACCCGACTAATGAAAGGCCCGACATGAACCAACAATTAGCAGAAATGACAGCTGCTATAACCAAAGCCGAAATCACTATGAAAGCGGCGGCTTGGCAACTTGAAGCGCAAAAAACCGACATTGAAATGTTGCGCAAAGCCCTTTTTGAATTGGCTTATGTTGCTGAAGAAAACGGCATTTATTTGTCTAATCTCACTAAGTCGACACAAGACACAATTGTGGCCATGCGGTTAGGTGGCTTTAAATGAACGTCATACTGTGCCAAGAATGCCAACTAGAACTAAAACACCATGACACACGCCTGCAACCAATCCTTAAAGGCATATGTTTGGAATGTGGCCACAAAGGCAACTGGGAAGGTTTAACCCAAGCCGAACGTGCCAGGTGCAATGACTTGTTGAACTATTTACGCATGACGCCTGAGCAACGGCGAGCATTTGACAGAAACTTGGGCAGCTGATGGACCTATCAAACTATGTTGATGTACCAACACGGTTCGCTATGGCATTGGAACGCTGGCCTGAACTACGCATTATTGAAAACCGCCCCGAAATAATTACGATTGGCGACAAGGTTTTTATTTCAGTAACGGTGCAAGCGTGGCGTACACCAGACGACCCTGTACCGGCACAAAATACGGCATGGGAAATTTTCCCTGGGGCCACGCCTTTTACTAGGGGGTCTGAGATGATGAACGCAAGCACCAGCGCCCTAGGCCGTGTCTTAGGGTTTATGATGTCGTTTGGTCCCAAAATGGCTAGTGCTGAAGAAGTACGCAACCGACAAGAAACCAGCGCCCCAGCAGTGCTTGTCAAACAGCCTCAAAATGCGCCCAGACAGGCGTTAGGTGCAAATGCGAGCAATGCACCATCTGAAGCCCAATTGAAGTACCTACGAGGTTTAAACTGGGAAGGCCCAGTACCCGAAACTAGAGCTGACGCCACGGCCCTAATTAAAAGGCTGGCGCCATGACGGACCTATTGACCTTGTTTGACATTGACAACCCACCGTTACCCATTCGACGCCGCCCAGCTGTAGAAGTAACACCTAGCCTAGTAACTCGTTTTATGGCAAAGGTGTACGTTGACTACGGCATGCCAAACGGCTGTTGGATTTGGACAGCCTCAAAAAATGAGTTTGGTTACGGCTATTTTGGCGTTAAAAGCAAAATGCACAAATCGCACCGTGTTGCCTACCAAATTTTCAATGGCCCTATAGCTGACAACTTGCTGGTGTGCCACACCTGCGACAATCGAGCCTGCGTCAACCCAGCACACCTATTTCTAGGCACAGTAAAAGACAACATGCAAGATATGAGCCTTAAAGGTAGATCGCCTAACAGCCAAAAAACCCATTGCGCCGCCGGCCACGAATACAACGAGGCAAACACCTACAAAAACCCGTTTAGTGGATATCGGACATGTCGAGCATGTGTCGGCTTTGTTGCAAGACCAAAAGTCAAAACCCATTGCAAACATGGTCACCCGTGGACAACTGAAAACTTGTATTTGCCACCCAACGGCAATTTGCAATGCATAATTTGTCGCCGAAACCGAAGGCACCAGGCGTGAAAGAATCTTATTTTCAATCGCAAGTAATCCTGTTGGCTCGACTGCACGGTTGGCTAGTTATGCACACCCGTGCTGTGGAAATCCGCCCTGGGGTGTGGAAAACCCCACTACAAGGCCATGCAGGATACCCAGACCTGACGCTTGCACATAAAACCCGTGGCGTTATATTTGCCGAACTAAAAAGCGACATGGGGCGACTATCCGACAAGCAAGAGTTATGGTTGCAAACACTAAACGACGCCGGCATGGAACACCACGTATGGCGGCCCAAAGACATTGACTACATTTCTAAACGATTAGCCAGGAGACCCGACCATGACTGAATTTATGCAACCAATCAACCCTATGCGTGTAATAACAGGCAACGAGGAATGGTCATTTACAACACCTGTGTTTGCTATCGCTATATCAAACTCACATGACGTTGAGTACCTGACCATTAACGGCCAGTTCTTCACGCCGCTAACAATTAAGTTTGCTGAAATGCTCATAAACGGTCAATGGCAACGCCTCGAAGGACGCCACACAACACCCACCTGATACTGTCAGCACAATTTCATTAGTTGCATGGGTGTACCACGTTTGTAGGTGGCGGGCCGTAAACAGGGGAACCTGGGTAGACGCCTATACACCGATATAGGCGAACAGCGTTTCCAAACGGCACAAATGGCGAAGGTTGACCCCTGAACAAAAATAGAACGGCTCCCTGTGGCTACTTGCCCAAATAGTGGGGAAGTCAAACCACCCACCTATCACATGGAACTAGACGACAACCGCACAGGTGCATTTCCTGTGTGGGCGTCAGTATCTCTTGACCTATGATCTGAACAAAGGAGACCCGACAATGCCCAGACAACACACCACCAACGACCTGACCTATCGACGCAACAGACAGGCTTTACTAGCCAACAACCCACCATGCCACTGGTGCGGCCAGCAAGGAACAACAGCAAACCCAATGACCGCCGATCACATCATTGAGCATGACCGTGGTGGCTCAAATGATCTTGACAATCTCGTGCCGGCATGCCGTAAATGCAACAGCAAACGTGGCGCCACATACAAAGGCAAACGGGACGCTCTACGCATACAACAACGAAATGAAGCCGTAAACCATTTTTTTGACACACCTACCCTGCCCCCGACCCCATGCTCGGTAAACTTTTTGGAGGGAACTAGCGACAACCAGCCAGGATTGGTGGCGATTGAACAGCATTTGCCCAGACTCGAAACGGTTGGCTTGAATCAGCACAGTTTTGGGGAGGGGATCGCCAGCTTCGCTAGTACGCATATGGGCATTGAGTTAATGGCCTGGCAAAAGCATGTGCTTAACGGTCAGCTGTGCCATGACGGTTTAGGCAATCTTCAGTTTCGTGAAGCTCTTGTGTCGACTGCACGTCAGCAAGGCAAGTCTGTTGCTTTGCAAGCTTTGATTGGTTGGTGGATTACTGAGCTGGCGGCGCTTCGAGGCAAGCCACAATCTGTGCTTTCGGTGGCTAACAAACTTGACCGTGCTGAAGCAATCTTTGGGTTTATCGCCCCAATACTTGTAGAGAAATTTGGCGCTAAAGCAGCTCACGCTTTGGGTCGTAAGTCGGTCAAAATGCCTGATGGTTCTACGTGGGAAGTTAGAGCTGCAACCCCGAATTTGCACGGCGGTAGCCATGACCTAATCGTGGTGGACGAATGGTGGAACGTCAACGGGGTTGTGGACTTAGCCCTGCGCCCAAGCCAAATTGCTAGGGCTAATCCTTTGCTGTCTATGTGGTCAACAGCTGGGGACGAAAGCAGTGTTGACATGATTGCATACCGTGAAGCGGCCATAGCCGAAATAGATAATGGCACTACCGGCAACGCATATTTTGCCGAATATTCTATGAAGCCTGGCAGTGACCCTAGAAACGAAAATAACTGGGTGCAGGCAAACCCAGCCATGGGACAAACCGTGACCGTTGAAGCGTTACGAGCTGTATCTAAAAAAGATTCGTTTCTTCGAGCGCACTTAAACATGTGGGTTTCTGCCCGTGGTGCCTGGCTACAACCTGGCGTCTGGGACAAACAAAAAACCGATGTGCCTATGCCGCCTGGTGGCGTGTTGGCTGTTGACACCGACCTGACAGACGGGCGATATGTGGGCGTCAGATCATCAGTGCTTGAATCCAAAGCCCATGTGTGTGTCGAATTCATGGTGGATACCGAAGATCAAATGTGGGAAGAAGTAGAACGAGTTATGGCTGACACGGCCACAAGTCTGGTCATTACGCCAGCCCTGCATTTACATTTGCCAACAAATTTGGAACGTCGAAGCACCGTCATTGGGTACGGCGAACTGCTCAAGTATTCGGGCCTTATACAAAAAATGATTGTTGAAGGCAAAGTTAGGCACCGTGGCGAACTGTCTTTGGCTGAACATGTCAACCGTGCCGTGCTTACAAAAACGGGCGGTGGGGTTGTTCTCAGTTCGCAAAAGTCCCCAGGCCCAATAGAGCTGTGCCGGTGCATGGCATGGGCTATTGCCGAATCGTCACGGCCTAAAATTGTTGGCAAACCGATGTTTGCTGTGTCTAAGACACCGTGAGTTTTGGTCAGGCTATTGTTGCAATAGTTCCTGCCCTGCGTCGGGCAGGGCAGGGACACACCCCCGATAGGAAGAAACACCATGGGATTGTTTAGCGGTACCAAAGTTAACAAAGCGGCGATAAGCCCCCAGCCTGAACCGTCTGTGCAAGCAGCTGCGGTTGGCGGTGCCTATTACAGTTCGCAAGTTGCTGGCCCTAACTTAATTGGTGATTGGTGGTCGTACCAGGCTGGCCTTATGCGTAACCGTGCAATGTCGGTTGCTGCTATTAGTCGAAGCCGTGACCTTATGGCGTCAGTTCTGGCAAACATGGAATTAAAGATGTGTACCGAAATGTGGAACGGTGAAGAAATGGAAACCGTACCGTTGGCGCCACGTTCCTGGCTGAAACAACTTGACCCTGAAATGCCAAACAACTTCTTGTTTCCGTGGGTATTTGATGACCTTTTCTTCTTTGGCCGTTGCTTCTTGTACATCACAAGTAGAACAAAAGACGGTTACATGGCCAGCGCCACCCGTCTACCCCAGGGCAGTATTACGACGCCCGACGCTAACGGTCCCGTCTGGTTCGGAAAATCAAAAGAAATCTATTTCAACGGTGGCGCTATAGACCCAGCCGATGTCGTACAGATCTACAGCCCAACCCAAGGCATGATCTTTATGAGCGAGCAAACCATTAACACAGCTTTAAAACTTGAAGACGCCAGGTATCGCAATGCTTCGAGCGCCATACCGGCAGGCGTACTTAAACAAACTGGTGGCGAACCGTTGTCAGCGATTGAGTTGGCACAGTTGGCGGAAGCGTTTAACCAGGCACGGGCCAGCAATCAGACAGCTGCACTAAACGAATTTTTAACGTACACAGAAACCAATGCGACACCAGACAAAATGCTGTTGATTGACGCCGCCGAAT